AAAATCATACATCATTTCTGGAATATTGTCTAGAGTACGATCTCCGCCGTTTGCAAATATAACTTTAGTTTGACTACCTAACGTTGATAGTAATTGAAAAATTGCATTACATGCACTATTATCATCGTCGTTAAATCCAATAACTCTATCTACTACTTTGAGTTCTTTAATAATAGCACAACGTTCTTTAAAGGGCATAAAAGCTTTGCCCTTTTTGCGTGTTAGCCATTCATCGCTATTTACACCAACTACCAGATCATCACCTAGCTCTTTTGCTGCGTTAAAATATGCAATATGTCCGCTATGCAACGGGTCAAATCCACCGGTAACTAATACTACTTTTTTCATTTATATTCCGTTTAATAAGGAAGCGACTCTTTGCTAAGATCGTACAAACTATGATCGAGCCACTCTATAGTAACTTTTTCTATTTTAGCATGTCCAAATTGATTAATACATTTAATTAAACTCGGCGGTATTAGTTCTTTTTCTGCCAAATCATACCAAGTTGTAGTATGTGGATCTAGTGGCTGTTGTGTGCCTTTGTAGACACTTGCCCAAAGAAAGTTCTCGCCGCGCTTAAATTTAAAATGCCCGTCGTGACAATCAAACCCACTCATTGCTAGCATTTGTATTAGTGTTAACATATTCCAATTGTATAATTCACCGGGATAACTGTCGGTTCTCCATCTATTTAAATCATCAATATATGTTCTAATAGGAACACTAATGCAAAGCATAGCATCTTCTCTCATAATGTTCCACCAGTGATTTAGACTTTGCATTGGATTTATTTCTTTTTGAAAAACATTATGTGCCCAAAGAAAATCAAAACTTTCATTATCTATATTAGTATTATATAAATTATCAACTTTTATGTTTTTAACATTTTCTCGACGATGTTCCTGAAGATGACTCTCACTAATGTATAGGTTTGTAATGTTGTATTGACTTTCTATCGTGTCGTCGGTGCTTCGATAATCACTAAACCAAGTGGTATGATTTCCAATTTTATCATCTAATATACCTATTTCATGTATACTATCCATAAATTCATTATGTTCTCCTAGCAAGTCTAACACTTGCATACTACCGTCTGTGGTTAATCTTTTCATAGTCAAATACCTATTTTAATATATTTATAGGGAAACATCTTCCATGCCGGCTGTCCTGAGTTTTACAATATGTCCTAGTTGCCATTGTTTGGTGTCTAAGCCTTTCATAATACCCAGCCATTTATTGCGTATTAATGCAACTTCATTAATTAATATTTCGTACTCAATCACTTCGTCCTCACCGTCTACATATTTTTCGGCATCTCTGCTACTTAAAGCACGTTGATAACCTTCTAAATACTTTTGAAAATATCTACGACGAATCTTTTTTAATTGTATGTTTAAAAAATTAAGAACTGCTTCAATTTCTTGTAATTGGTTAAATCTATGTTCAGTAATACCAGGCAAGGCACTGATGTTCTTTTCAACAACACCTTTTACCCTACATTCAATTTTTGCTTCTTCGAGTTGGTCAGAGTAGTAATCAAGAAATCCCGGCAAGTAAGAGATATCGTCAACTACTTTATTATACCACGTCATTGGTCATCATCGTCGTAGTCCCAATCGTCATCAATTTCCTCAAGTTCGTGCTCTTCGAGAGCGCTTGCAAAAAATTCGTCTAAATTTGCTAATTTACGCACATCTTCGTCACGCAAGCCAGTATCTAGTAGTTCTGCTACTAGATGACTAACTGCATGTTGTTGATCGGATTTTTTAACATATTGTTGGAATATTTCCCAACAGACTCTGATAGTGTCTAGATCCAATTTATTATTCCTTATTCTTCTATTACTTCTTGAGTATTTAATTCTTCTTCAAGTGCTGTTTGTTCCAAATCAGTTACACTATCCATTCCTAGCAAATCATCATTACCAAGATCCATCATAACAATATCAAGTTTATCTCCAGTCCAATTCTTGCGGAATTCAATAATCTCTTCACCTGCTTTAGTCATGTATCTTAACCGGTTACCCTGCTTAACTAGCAATCCCTTAGCTTCAAAAATATCTACTAGACCACTGTACGGATCCATGCCTGTTTCATATGGAATTTCAATTTGCACACTTTCAAATGGTTTAGAATAACGTGTTTTTACAACTTTACATGCTGCTCTAATGCCATGTACTTTAGATGTTTTTACCCCGTCTGCATCTGTTTTTAGTTTAAGTTTTTTAATTGCAACAACAATACTCGACGCATACACAAAGCCCTGTCCGCCTGAGATTTTATCATCTGGATCAAACATATCTTGCGATTGATAAGTATGGTTAGTTGCAACCAAGCCTACATTGTGTGCACCAAACATGTTAACACAATTTGTTACTAGTGCTTTCAGTGACTTAGCTTTACGTCCCATGTCGCCTTTCATGTCACCTTTATCAAATTGATTCAATTCAGTCGGTGTCATCATCATGCCCAAACTGTCAATTACAAATAGTACTTTTGGTCGTTCTTCTTCTGGTGTTTCTTTGTAGTTTTTCATAAACATACTAATAGTTTTTGCAACATCGTCAAGCATTGCCATGTTTAGTTTTAGCAACTTATCTTCGTCTGTGCTTACACCTAGTGCATGTAGCCATGTCTCATCTAGGGCATTTTCTGAGTCAATTAGTACAACATAGATGCCTTGCTCCTGTGCTGCTTTTACAATATTTCCACTGGCAATAAAACTTTTACCTGCGCCGGATTCTCCTGCAAATACTGTTACTTTTCCCAATGGAATACCTTTGTAAAAATCAGCACTTACAAGATAGTTAAGTGCATAGTTTCCTGTACTAATCCAATCTGTTGGGTCATTAAACCCAACGCTAAGACCGTCAATGCTCTTAGTAATGTCTTTTCTAAATTTGCTTACGTCAAATGGTTTTGCCATAATGTTTTTCCTTATATGTTGTTTTATATAGTATATTATCTAACTTAAATTCGCAAGATATTTTTTGTATTATTGGGTTTCTAGTATTAGATTATATATTTTTTCTGCATATATTTTATGTTGTATTGGTCCAGGATGTATATCGTCGGTGCCATAATCTATATGTTGCGGAACTAACGTGTCTTTTCGAATAGTCGAATCAACTGTTAAATCTAACCATTGTATATCTTTTTGATTTTCTATCATTGGCGGCAACCATGATACATTTAAAAGATTTACAATAAAAAGTTTTGCTCCTACACGATTACAAAAGTTTTGTACTTGCATAACTGTTGCAAAAGTTTGCATAAGTCTTGCCAATGTATCATTTTGTTCAACTGCGTCTATGTGTTTTTTTGAAATTGTTAAACAATTAGTAATAGTATTAGATTTATATTTCCAATCTTCAAAGTATTCTATTCTGTCAGACGTAGTTAATCCCCATACTACAATATCGTTCTTTTTTAAATCAAATCTTAACAGTTGATCTGCAACCCACTGCATACTTGCGCCCGATTTACTTAATGTAGTTTCTGGCAATTTTAACTTTTTTGCTAGTATAGAGCCAAATCTTTCAGTATTTTTAACACCTTCGCCTACTGTATAAGAACATCCGACTGTAATTAAACCGGGACTTGGCTGTGTTGCATCAGTTGAGTCTAATTTAAAACTATTTAAAAATTGAAGTATGCCGTTGTCATTTTTAACTTTTCTTTTATGCTTGTATAGTTCGTATATCAATCTACCATATTCGTATACTTCTTTTTCAACTGTATTTGTGTCTGAAACAATGTCAATATCAAGCAACGATATTGATTTAGCAAAATCAGTTATTATTGATAATTTTTCTACTGTTATATCTTGTATAGTAGTAAAACAATCTAAACTTTTTGAAGATTCTATTACCTTTTTATAATTTTTATTATTTACAAGAACCATCGATTGGTCAATTTTGTATTTTATCGATCCAATGTATAAATTATTAATCATAAGAAAATTAACCTATTCCTTATACCCATGCACATCGATGCATTCATCTTGTATCCATTGTGGTAAATTTTTAAAATCATCTTTGTAATAACAGTCAGGCCAGTCGGACCCTCGAACACTTTCGTAAAAACTTAACCACAATGTGTCTTTGTGATTATAACTTAAATTTTCATCAAAGTCTTTTTTATAAGTCCAGTATTCTTTCATTTTAAATTTTTGAAATTCCCAAACTCTATCAGGATATTTCTCTGCAAAATATGTATTATATAATTCATGCTCAGACATGAAAATATCAGGATGTATGGTACCTAACGCCGGATCTTCAAGTACTGTATCCCTATAAATTTCAATTTGATTTCTTTCAAATTTATTTTCAATATCATTTCTTAGTGATCCTAATACATCCGTTTGAAATATCATACTGTTAGTTATATAACCAACAGTTGGGTCAATATCTACCAAAGTCTTTACAAATTTTTGTGATTTATCCATTGGGCTCAATCTATAAAATAATTTATTCTTTTTTCCATCTAACCATTTAATTGGATTTGTATAAATTATATCAGCATCGCTTACTAATACCGGTCCTTCTAAAATTTTATCTAAGTTTAATTTTAATATCTGTTGCTTAACCCAATTATGTTTGTATACATTCATATGGTTAAATTTAGGATCTACGATATCCCAAAAGTCTCGGTCCAGGATATTGTTTACTCCAGAAATAGAGATTGGAGAATTTGAAATAATGGTAGTTGAAGAAATTGTATCCAACACATTGTTATGAATTGATTGCAAGCAATCGTCCATTAAGTGTTTATACCCGGTATGACAGAAAATAACACTATGCATTTTAATTCCTTAATAAGGGATTGCAAATTAATGCAATCCCTTGTGTTTGTAACAAAAGCGGTGTTATTCGTCTACACCTTTACGTTGACGAATCATAGCAAGAATATCTGCTGTTTTAGTGTCACCCGACGGTGCTGCCGTGTCTGCTGGAGTAGGAGTAGGAGTAGGTGTCACCTCTTTCCAACCAGCATCTTCACTTTCACTTACAACATCTGCGACTGGCGCAGGTGCTGGGCTTGGTGCTGGTGGGGGTGTCGGAACAGATGATTGTGCATTAAACTGTAGACCTGCTGGTTTGTAGTATTGTGCAAATGCATCAGGATCGTACGGTTGTCCGTCTACACTTGCTTCAAACATTTGTTGCAGTACTCTCAATTCAGTTTCGCTGGGCTTTTTGGGCAAAAAGTCATTTAAATTAAACAATCCGTTTGCTTCAATTGCATCAAGCTCACTGTTGTCTAGTGCTGTTTCTTTACGAGCCCATTTACTTGTACTGTAATCAGCATACTGTCCTTTTGTGGTTTTAGTTACCCAAAAGTCCAACCCACGTTCATAATCAGTTGGCAGCTCTTCAATTTCAGTGTCGATAAGTGCACTTTTAATCACATTGAAAATTTGCGGACTAATGATAAAACGACGAATAGAATTTTCTGGTTCTTGGTCTTCTGTCATTGGAGTATCTCGTACAAAACCCTGGAATACATACGAACGTTTTTTCCAATATTTACGTCCCATATCTTCCAAACTTGGGTCTTTAAACCAGCCACGTACTTCTCCTAGAATTGGACAAGCTGTGCCGTCGTTATACATTTCAACGCATGGAACTTGCACTATTACTGGTTTACTATCCATTTGTCCTTTAATTCCCTGAAAAGGCAGTCGAATCATACTGCGCTCAACCCAGAAGAAATCATTCTTCGTATTGCCATCTGGCAAGAAGCGTAGTTTTGCTGTTGTTCCTTCGGGGATATTCCAGTGTGCATATACTGCACGGTCGCCGCTTTGGTTACTCGATAAACCTTTGCTGCCAATTTCTTGTTGTTGTAGTTTAGCACGAATTTCTGCTAGTGATGCCATGTCATTTTTTCCTTTTGTTGCCATGTAGCCATGTAGTTAATGTTTAAGTGTTTGCCTAAGTGTTACACTATAGTTTAATGTAACACGACTATTTATAATAGTCAAGCATAAAAATCAAAAAAATGTCAAAAAAAAGCAGTGCCAAAGCACTGCTTTTTGTTTACTTTAGTATATTTGCATTATATTCCTGCAAACATTTTTAATAGTTTTAAACTTTCACCAAACATTCTCTCGTCTTCGATCTCGTCGTCTTCTAGTGCTGGCTTTTTCGTTGCTTTCTTAATAGCTTTGTCTTTGCTGCCCATGTACTCATCACGTGGCGATTCTATTTCGCCGTCGTTGTCGTAATCTTTTTTAGATTTTACTCTAAGTGTCTTTTCTGTAATGGCAACTTCGTTATCATCTAGAGTGTTTGTTTCGCTATTAGCTAGAGCCTGCATTGCTGCTGAGGTCTTTTTAGTTGTCATTAGCTTTTTAGCAATTTCACCTGCTACTGGCATTTCAGCTGGTGTAAGTTTTTGACCCCTGGCTAGCTTATCACTGATACGCTTAACTTGCTGAGTTGCTTGTGCGTCACCACCTGCAAGTGCTTGTATAATTTGCTGATTTGGTTTTACTGTGCCAGATGTTCCAGTTGTGCCTTGTGTTACTGCTTCTATTATATCATTTGCCCAATTTTCAAATTCTTCATGATAACCGCCTGCACGTTTTTTCTTTTTGCCATATATTTCTGCTGGGTCCATGCGCACTTGGGCTTTATAATCCTGATCCGTTGCCATCATTTTAAAGTCGTCGAGGTATTTTTTAGCTAACATCATTGCTAATTGTTTGTCACCTTTGTACTCCGGTGTCATTCTTGTACCAAAAGTTTCACCTTCTTCGCCGATGTTAATACTCATTTCACTTGCAAAGTTTGCTATTGCATCTGCATTTGCACCAATTGCTCTGCTTGCAACATCAGCCATGATAAATGCTAACAAGCCTTGCGATTTAGTAAAGTTTGCATTTTTAAACATTGCATCTGCACTGTCGTCTGCTTTAAGTACTAGCATAAAGTTTGGATCTTTAATTGTTTTTTCAACACTTGGACTTGCTTCATACACAGATTGGTCCTCGTCTGCTGACTCTTCCCATGGTGCTTTTTTGAGAGTTACTTTTTTCTTTTCTTCGCCACGCTCTGGTTCATCCGCAGCATAACGTGCACGTTTTATTTCACGTTCTTTTTCTGCATCGGACTTTTTGTCTTCGTCAACACCACTGTCACGTCCAATACGCATTTCTAAGTCACGAGCTACTTGATCACGTACATCAGTGTCATCAGCTTCTTCAAATTTGCTTTCTGTGTCTGATAAGTTTGTTAATGCTTTCATTGCTGAGTCAATTGCTTCTTCAGGACCGCTAAATACGTTTGCTTTATATGCACGTTCAATGTCGTCGATTATTTCTGCAACTTCGGCATTGCCTTCTTTGCTAAACATTCCGTACTCTCTGTTACTTGCATATTGCCCGGCAGCTGGGTTGTAATCAGGCGCACCCATACTTGCTTCGTCTACGTTTGTATTTTCTAGTGCACGTTGCACACTTGGTAATAAATCGTCCCTTTTTTCGTTCCAACATTTTACTGTAAATTTTTCTTGTAATTGTGACACATCGCCAGCTGCTGACGATTCAACAGGTGAAAATGTTTCCACAAACTGTTTATAATTGTTTACATTTTGCATACGCATAATATCTTTTCTAATAGCCTGATACGAATCAACTACACGTGATCTTATACTATTTGCTTCTTCATCTTCCATTGCATGCCTGCGAGTCATCCTAGCAAACTGAGACAAGTTGCGCATTTCTTCAACTGTGCTTATAATGTGTTTGCCGATCTCGTCATAAGGCTTGCCGCCTTCGTTTACATGAACTGCCATTGCTCTGGCACCATTTAAATAATTAATCGGGAAACGAAATTTTTCACCGTCGGATTCGATAAAAATTTTATCTATGTGTCTACTACGTGATCCACGTACTTCTTCATCTACTGTCTTTTTATGATACACAACCAGTGTAGCATTTTCAAACTTTTGCATACTCTTGCGCTTGCTACCGTACATTTTTGATTCTGTAATATCCACTTCGTGTTCCTTATAAGCTCCGTTGTTTTTACTTAAAACTTTATAATCTCTATCGTCGAGTTGGTTCTTTTCAATGTCGTGTGCATCAAAAGTCATTATATTTTGTTTTGCAAAATTTCTTAAATCTTTTAAAAACCCATACCACTTAGAATCATTCATTGAGTTTTGAACAATATGATCAGAATAAAAAACTTTAATCTGATCATTTCCGACAATACTAATACTCACCGGGCCTAGTGGTTTGTCATTTTCTTTATACACAAAACTAAAAAATCTTGCTTCTGCAGGATCAGTGGTAGAATCAGCAGAGTCGTCGCCGATATTCAACGGAGAGAACCGTGTTCTCAATAGATCAAAAAGGTCGGTTGCGGTCTTGTTCATTGGTTTCATAGTACTATTTACCATTAAAGCATAATAAATGGCATTGGTTCGACTAAGTCATCTAAACTGTCTTGTAATTGTTTTTGTATTTCTGGGTCATAGTTTTGCAACACCATGCTCATGCGAATAGCTAGCACTGTACTCATCACTAAATCATCTTTTTCTCCAGGTTTAGCTGCATAACTACTACCACTTGCAACAAAATGTTTTAGCTCGCTTAAAAGTGCTTTACTATGCAATTTTAATTTGTCGCTTTCTACTAGATTTTTTAGTTTAGAACATACAGTAATTTTACTTTTATTTGTAGTATTAAAACCTTTTCTAAAATGTCTAACATTGCCGGCTCGTTTTGGTTCACTTAAAAATATACCAGCAATATTTTCTTCGCCGGTTTCGCTAATGCTCACTAGTGCTGCTTCTCCTAGTGTATTGTTTTCAACACTGTAGTATACACTATACATATCATTGATTTCGTCGGTAATATATTTGGTTATTTCGCTTAGTATACGAACTTGTTTCTGTATTGGAGTTTTATTATGCATCCACTCTGCCACTTGTTCCATGCTAGGTAATTCGTATACCTGGAGAGCTGCATTGTCACCGCCGGTCCCAAGGCTCGGGTCTAATGCTACAACATATGTGTGCCCACGAGTGGGTTTCTTAAACCATCTTACTTGTCCTTGTTTAATAATAGGATCTTTACTTTCAAGTTGCATAAGTTTTAAACTATCAATTAATGTTTCATCATATATAATAGGTTCACACAAGTGCTCACGTTTGAATCTTTCTTCACCAACTCGACTCATTTCTTCATGTGCCCACACTTCGGTTCTGTCCGGATGTCTTTCCCAAGTAGCAATATACCCAGCAAAGCCGTTAACACCAAGTTTAGTTTCGTTGCCAAATTCGTCAACACGTTTATTTGCGCCAGTCCAGAGAAACCAAAACTGATCCTCGTCACTATTAGGTGTACTTGTAATAATTGCTTTACCGCCGGTAGCAAGTGTAGGTGAAATACTAGTCCAAAACTCACGAGCAATAGTAGGCCTAACAAATGCAAATTCGTCGCAATATAGTAATGTAATACTCATACCACGTCCGGTAGTTTCTGTAGTTGTTTGGCTAACAATACGTGAGCCATTGTCAAATTCTATGCTGCCTTTATTGTAACTAGTAACGCCGGCACGTATATGGTCAGGACACAATTCGTATGCATAACGTATACGCTGCATGATTTCTTGCGCACCACTGTATTTGTGTGCTGCAATAAGGATAGTACTGTCGGGTACAAACATAGCATACCACAACAAATAACCTGCTGCGGTTGTAGTTTTTCCCATTTGTCGGCCTAGTAAATTAATACTAAAACGGTTTTCGTGGTAGCATCGGATCAATTCTTCTTGATATTCAAATGCCTTGTATAACATTTTGCCCTTAGTAGGATGCTGAATGCTAAAATAATTTTCAGTAAAAAAGTAAGCGCCTGTCACCGGATCAGCACAACGAGCAAATTCAATCAATTGCTCGTTGCTCATTCTTTCCTTAGCATACGCTTTTTTTACTAATACGCCTTCTAAACTTTTACTCATATTACTATTTAATTGATTTATTAATTGATATATTTACTGTCTTGTGTTATACTCTTAAAGTAGTTTGGTCCGTAGTACGGATCATTATAGACTAAATTGATTGTATTGATTTTTGCCTCGATATGTTCATGCCAATGATCTAAGAATTTTTTCATACGTGGGAATCTAGGATAAAGATCAATTGTTTGCCAATTGAATTCATTCAAGACCGCAGGGTAATCGGGCATGTAATAGTAAATTTGAATTAAAGTTAACTGTTCAATTACTAGTTCTTTCTTCATATAAATATTTATTATTAGAGCAACCAATGTCCAAACAACCACCTAAAAACTTTTGCATATCACCGTTTATTAGCACTAGACAGGGTCCTTCTCAAAAAGTGTCACCGTGTGCATTTGGTGCAGGAGAATGGTATCAGCCTAATTTAAATAGCAAGGAACGCTGGAATAGCGACGAGCTTGAAAGTCTTAGACAGAAATTTTTAAGAAACGAACAACCAGAAGAATGCAAAAGGTGTTGGAATGAAGAAACAGCCGGAGCGCAAAGTCTTAGACTACGACAGTATGAATATTTTCCAAATGCATATGAAGAATATATTTTATCTGAAAAATACAAAACAGGACCTATTACCGCAGTAATCAAGACTAGTAATATTTGTAATTTAGCATGCAGAAGTTGCGCTGGATGGGATAGTAGTCTTTATGCTAAAGAAGGCGAACATTATGCTGAAAAGTATAACACACGTGACGAAGACGAACCTGATCGAGAAGTACACAATAGATTTATTCCATTACTAGGACAACAAGAGTTTGATTTTAACGACTTTATTAGTGTAAGTGACAATTTAGAGAAAGTGGATTTTTTTGGTGGCGAGCCGTTGTTAAATGAATCACATGTTAAGCTATTAGAACATTTAGTCAATACCGGACAAAGCAAAAATGTTACATTGTTTTATAGTACAAATACTGTGCAGTTTCCAAAGAAAAAACTATTAGATATTTGGGACAAATTTAAAGCAATTGAATTAAGTTTAAGTATCGACGGCGTTGGAGCTGCTTTTGAATACACCAGGTGGCCAGGAAAATGGGACAAGTGCGAACGTAATATTAATAAATTTATTGATTTTAAAAATAATAGTAATAGTGATGTTAGTGTTAGAAGTGCTACGTGTTTCAGTATACTATCATTGTTTAACTTTAAAGAAACATATGAATATTTAGATAATGTCACAGATAGTGTATACGTTAATATTGTACAAAATCCAGCATATCTAAATCCGGTAAATATTCCAGATGAAATAAAACCAAAAATAAATGATTTTTACAATGGATCTTATGCTGAAACTGTTAATTTTATTAATATAGAACAATCAGACCCAAGGCGCTTTAAACAATTTTGTATATGGATGGCTAGACAAGACGAGTACAGAAAACAAAAGTTAAAAGATAGTTTGCCTATGTTACACAAAGCAATAGAGCCGTATTGGAAAAAATACACTAAAGATTTAAGCGATAGTTATTTTCACCAATGAAACAAAAAATGAGAAAAATATGTCTGATGTATTAGTTTTAAATGCCGATTACCGACCTTTAAACTTTTTGCCACTTAGTACTATTTCATGGCAACATGCAATGAAATTAGATATGCTAGAACGAATTAAACCTATAGAATGGTACGAGAATTGGCAAGTTAATAGTGCACACGATTCATGGGCAGTGCCTGCTATTGTTGTTACTAAAGAATTTCAAAAATATAAAAAAAGTGTAAGGTTTAGTCGTCGGGCTGTATTTTTAAGGGATTTGTACACTTGTCAATATTGCGGCGAACCTTTTGTACAAAAAGATTTAACACTAGATCATGTACTACCAGTATGCAGAGGTGGAAAAACCGAGTGGACTAATATTGTTACTGCATGCAAAAAATGCAATCACAATAAAAGTGATAAAATTATGAGCCCTAATAGGTTACCTTGGAAGCCCGAATATTGGCAGATTGTTGCTCATATTAAAGACAACCATGGATTTAAATTTAAACATCCAAGTTGGGAAAAATATTTAAATTTATGATAGAGGATTTTCTCCAGTCAAATAAGGTTTAGCAAACCATAGTTTAAACCAGTCTGGGTCGCCTGGTTTTATGTTGTTGGCTTTTTGGTGATCAGACTTTTCCTGTGCAGTAACAGTAACATTACCATTATCAACATTATAAGGTTTCATTCCAGAAAAAGAGGCAGGCGTGATACCTGCCAGCTTTTTTAATCTATCTAAATCATCCATTTCTATAAATTGTATACGCACCATACACAATTGCAGCATAAGCAATTAACTTAGCAAAAGGTGAAAATACAATGATTGCTGCGCCTGCTACAATCATTGCTACGCCATCTTTGCTACTGCGTTCTGCTAATTTTTCTTTGATACGTTTAACAATCATATTAGATGCCTGCCATTTTCAAGAATCTACTCAGACCCATGTCAGCTGCTTCTTCGACTTCTTCTGACGACTCGTCGACTTTTTCGTCTTCGTCTTCGTCTTCGTCCTTACTGCCTTTTTTAGCAGCAAGCATTTTTTCAAAAGCGGCTTTTTGTGCTGGACTTTGTGCTTCTTCTAGTTCTTCAACTTCGTCGGTTGTTTCGTCGTCTTCTGCAAGCATTTCGTCTAGCATTGATTTGAACTTACCTTCAAATGTTTCCATTGGGTTATCACCGCCGTCTACGTCTGCATATGCTTCTTTGCTTTTATTAAGATCATCGCCACTGGCAATTACTGCATCCATACCGAATGTTTCCTCATCAGGTGAATTTGCATATTCGGTATCTTCCATTTCTGGTTCTGGCATAGGTGGCATT